AACAGGCGCTGTTATCGAGAGAGGCTCCAACGGTAACGGTGATTACGTCAAATTCGCTGACGGCACAATGATCTGTACCTTTCTAGCTAATGGGGCTCCCCAGGCGGTAATTTCGGCTACGGGGTCGTTGTTCCAAGCTGGCTCTGAAATAACCTGGAACTTTCCATCTACCTTTATAGCTGTGCCCATGGTTAGTTCGGCGGTCGCTCGAAACGATGCTGCGCCTGTAATGGGTTGTTACTATCGGACGGTAATAACCACTGCCACAACATGGCGTATATGGTCGAGCATTTCTATGGCGGCGGGCAACGTCAAGGATGTTTATCTTACTGCAACCGGGCGGTGGTTCTAATGATCATTAAACTATCTCCTCAGCGCCGGGACGACACCCTGACGCTCACAAAGAACGGGGATACTCTTATCATCAACGGTGAGGCGTTCGATTTTTCCCGCATGGGTAGCGGCGATACGCTGCCGGTTGCGGCGATCGGGTCTCAATGGTTCGTCGAGGACGTAGAGCGCGACGAAAACGGCAAGCTGATAGTGACTCTGCTGCTTCCGAACCCGCGTAATTACAGCCCTGAGCAGGCTTTTCCGGCGGATCTGGTGGGCGTTCCCGACGGTGAGGTAGTTCTCCCGGGGCCGTTGCTGGAAGAAATGGAGGTGAGCGATGAACATTGATTGGTCTCAGCTCATCACCAACGAAATGAAGCAGGCCGCAGCCCAGGCCGGCGCGAAATATGAGCTGGCAAGGCGCAACGGGGCCGCGGCTGCGTTGATCTTGAGGATTCAGGATCGCATTGACACGCTCGGTTATGGCATCGCCGCCGGCGAAGCGACAGCCGAGGATGAAGCCGAACAGTCTGCTTTGATTGTCAGCCTGAAGGCATGGAAGGCTTACATATTCGGACTGGGGAAAGTCGCTGCACAGCCTACATGGCCAACTACGCCTGTTTGGCCTTCAGAGCCTGCGGTGCCTGTAATAGTCACTGACTCAGAAATCAGCACCGCCGAAACGATTTGACCGGCCTCACATGAATCAACCCGCCATCGAGCGGGTATTTTTTTGCCTGGAGAAAAGCAATGACCGAAACCGAAACCGAAACCGAAAGAGACTGCGACACCTTCGCCCGTCACGCTGTGGGGCAAGGCGCACGGCGAAACACTGGCCAGCCAGATCGCCGTGGCCTGGACGATCCGCAACCTTTTTATATGACCTAAACAAGCGGTATAGCAAAGATAGTACTCAATTGCGGTACTATGCTTAGGCTGGCTGAATAAGTTTGGATTTTATGTTCTTTGAAATCTTTTCGCCCTTCAGTCTTAATGGGGTTTCAATAAATCTATAGTTAAACTCGGACAGAGCAAGCGTGAAAATCAAGAATATTGACACGTATGAGGCAACACTAAATGTGTCGTAATTGGTTTTTACTTCGCTATTGATAGGGTTGAACATGAAATGGCGAACTGCAAACAGTACGATGAAGTGTACAAGGTAAATAGCATAAGATCTTGATCCTACATACTCGCAAATTGATTCGACGGATTTCCAGCGCGTAAAATAGTTTTCGTTGTAGCTGGCAGCCCAAACGAGTAGGCAGGCACCGACAGAGGTGATACCCATTGCGAATGGGATAGGTGCAACGGGGATCGTGATGGCCGCCAGAGCTACGACAATCAACAGCAGTAACGCGGTGCAGAGAATATTGTTTTTCAAAAAAATCGGTTTAGCTCTTTGGTAAGACGAATGGTTTTGCCACAGGGCTAGCAAAACGCCGAGCGCAATGGCATCGGTCCGAAATGCCCAAAGTACAGGTGTGGGGTCAGTTAGTTGTCTGGATATGAAAAACTGCACAAAGAAGACCGAGAGAAAGAATAGCGCCATCCATCGCTTTCCAGTTAAGACTGCGATGATTGGGAGAAGCAGGTAGAACTGATTTTCAAGCGATAAACTCCAGTATATTCCAACAGTGCCGCAGGTGCCGGAATCGCGGCAATGCGGGTATATGACGTTGAAGAATTGGAAGGCAGCTGCAAAGGCAGACCATGCAAAATCTTTCAACGGGGGAATGTATCCCTCACCACCTTGCCATGCAGAAAGAAGAACACCCATAAGCACCCAGAAAAATGCGGATGGCATAAGGCGCCAAAATCTTCTTGTCCAGAATGGTACAGAGAAGTCTATGATCGATCTTAGGTTTTTTGTTTCTGGTATTTCACTGATGATCGATTTTGTGATGATAAAACCAGATATGCAGAAGAATACATCAACGCCATATCCAAAGCGGAAGTAAGCAAGCACTGATCTATATATTGAGTCTGGGGATAATAGTGCGGAGATGTGTGCGAATATCACAAGCACGATAGCAAGTGTTCTAAGTGCCTCAATGTCGCTATTTTTCTTAAGTTTTGTGTGCGCTATCTGCATTGTGTTGACTCATTCAACAATAGTTTTATGTCGTTCAGTAGTCAGCCCCCATTCAATCCTTGGAATAAGCTAACTGATCCCAGTGTGCATGATGGGACTGATATTGCTCTAGATTCTATCAAACGCCCGCTACATAGCGGGCTTTTTTACGTGTGGAGAAAAAGTGATGACCGTGACTGAAAAAGATCGCGAAGTTCTGGCGCGCACGCTGTGGGGCGAGGCGCGCGGCGAAACGCTGGCCGGCCAGATCGCCGTGGCCTGGACCATCCGCAACCGTGTGAACGACGGCAAGGCCAAATCGTGGTGGGGGGAGGGCTATGCCGGGGTGTGCCTGAAGCCTTACCAGTTCAGTTGCTGGAACAAGAATGACCCGAACTTCACCTACCTCAGCGGCGCGAAGCCAATCCCGGCCGGGCAGTTCGCCCAAGCGCAGAAGGCTGCCGATCTGGTGATGTCCGGTGCCGAGCCAGACCCCACCGGCGGTGCCACCCACTATTACGCGACCACCATGCCGAAGGCTCCGGCCTGGACTGTGGGAGCGAAACAGACGCTGAAGCTCGGCCATCACGCCTTCGGTTCTGGTTCGGTATCGGTGGGCTGATGGTGATCGCGTTTGCCATTCATTTGTGACCGATGGTCGCGTTCAGTTCCTTAGTGACTACACGCACGCGCTGGCCGGGCGAATCGTAGATCTGCCTGATTGGGAGGATGAGCCATGCCAATAGCAATCCCTTGGAAAGCCATCGGTGCGATAGCGCTGGTGCTAATCGGCGCCGGCAGCACCTGGCAGTTTCAGGATTGGCGCTACGGGAAGCAACTCGCCGAGCAGGCCGGCCTACATGAGGCTGATCTGACCGCCATCAGCAATGCGGCTGCTGCCCAGGTGCGCGCCGATCAGGACAAGCGTCTGGCGCTCGAGCAACGTCTGTCGGCCAGCGAACAATCCCACTACAAGGAACTGAGCGATGCTCAAAAGAATCAGGATCGCCTGCGCGATCGCCTTGCCACTTCTGATCTGCGGTTGTCAGTCATTCTTGACGCCACGGATTCAGCCGGTGGCTGCTCAATGCCAGCCGGTACCGAGGCCAGCAGCGTGGTTCATGGAAGAACGCGTGCCCGACTTGACCCAGCGCATGCTCAACGAATTGTCGCCATCACCGACGCCGGCGACCAAGGATTGATTGCGTTGGCTGCGTGTCAGGCTTATGTCAGAGAACTGAACCGCTGACCGCCGATCAGCGCAACGTTGAAAATCGCTAGGCGGATTGTTGATACTGTTTTTTTATCCAGTATTGAGCAAGCAATGCAATTCCTGATTGTGCCCATGAGAGCGCGCGGTGTCGCCAGAGCGAAAAGGGATATCGCCAGTGCTGAACCAGTGAAGGGGGATATGGGACCAAGCCTGGCAAGCAGTTCCACGGCCCCGACAGCGCTAGCAAAATCTTCGACATCACTGTTTACCCGCAGTCGCGCGCGGACGTATTGCTGTTCGACCGCCTGCGCATGATGGGCGACGCGGGCGACGCGGGCGAGCCGTTGCGCCTGGTGTCGGGTGGTACGGCCAAGGTGGAAGGCCAGTTAAAGCAGTCGGGGGCCGACCTGGGACTGTGGGTGATCGACGGCCTTACCGTGGCGGATGAATCTTTTCTCAAGGACGGTACGCCCCTGGTGCGCAAGGGAACGCTGTCAATTTCCGAGTACGGGGAGGATGGAGCATGAGGACTTACCGCACCCGTCCGGGTGACATGCTCGACGCCATTTGCCATGTGCATTACGGCGCTCGTCCGGGGACCGCCGAAGCGGTTTTAGAAGCCAATCCGGGGCTTTGCCGGCAGGGCAGCGGTGCTGCCTGAAGGGCTGTTGATTGAATTGCCAGACCTTGTCCCGGCGCAAGCGCCAGGGCAAGTGTCGTTGTGGGATTGAGGACGACCATGAAAAAAGCTGACTACCGAATCACGGCCAACGATGCCGACATTACCGCCATGCTGCGCAAGCGCTTTATCAAGCTGACCTTGCAGGATTCCGCCGGTGAGGACAGCGACACCGTGGCGATTGAGCTGGATAACCGGGACAACCTGATTCGTCTACCGTCGACGGGCGCGGAACTGAAAGTTTGGATAGGCGAGCCGGGCGCCCTGGTGTTCAAAGGCGTCTATCAGGTCGACGAACTGGAAGAGCCGTTAGACGATCAGGCGTTAGTGATCCACGGCAAAGCGGCCAAGATGCTGGGCGGGATCAAGGCCCCGCGTGATGCCATCTTCGACGGGATTACCCTGGGCGTCCTGGTCGCCAAGATGGCCACCGAGCATGGTTACATCGCGGCCGTATCGCCGGACCTGGCGAAGCATGTTTTCAGCCATATCGACCAGCGTGCCGAATCCGATATGAATCTGCTGACGCGCCTGGCTCGTGAACTGGGCGCCGTGGCGAAGCCGGTCGGCGGGCGCCTGGTGGTGGTGCCCAAGGGCGTGGCCCAGACCGTCACCGGTGCCGCTCTGCCGACCATCGT